GTAATTTTTGGGATTTTTATATATTTAAAGCACCTTCAACCTAATGGCTTATACTCCCAAAAATAAAATAACTACTGGTTTATTTAGCAGTAATAATAACTTTTTAGTATATGAAGGAAGTCAAATCCCTTATATAGGACCTTATTATAAAACTTCCAATGGAAAATTTTTTACTGGGGTTTCTCCTGATTCTCCTCCTAACCTTCCTATAACATTTCCTTCAAATGTAGAGGAGAGTTTCCAACCCCAAACCTTACAAACTCAAATAGCTTATGGGGATTTCCCTACGGTATTTGATTCGTTAGATACTATGGGGTACAATCAAAAAGAAATATTAGATTATGTTTTTTTAAAAAATATAAATCTCCTAAGGCCTACAAATAAATTATTACCCCCTCAATATTATCCTTCCCCTACTGATGATAGTTATGAGAAGGGATCTATTAACAGATTTTTTTGCCTTAAAATAAACCAACCTATATATACTGAAATTAGTAAGGAAACCTATGATAAATTAAATGATCAAGACCCAAATTGGTATTGGGGGGTATATAATACTTTTTTCATGCCTTGGACCATAGTAGGGGAAAGGGAAGAAGTATATAATGTAAATAGAAAAATAACACTTCTCCAAGAAAGAAGGCTTAAACAATCAAACCTTTCTACTTTTTTAAACAATAATTGGTTAAAATTTTGGAAACCTCCTATAATATCTAAGGAAATTTTTTCTAAAAAAACAAACAATTCTCCTGATATACCTGAAATTTTTGAAGTTTATATCCCTAACTTAAACCCTCCATTTGATCCCTCATCCTTTATGTTTGAGGTACAAGTAAATAATTCAAGTTTAGATTTTACCATACCTACAACTCCTGGAATAGACAGCTCATATAATTTTATAGTAAATTGGGGGGATTCCACTACAGGTACAGTTACTTCCCATTCAGACCTATCTAAAACCCATACATACGATACAGAAGGTACTTATATTATAAGGATAACAGGGATTTTAAGAGGTTTGAAATTCGAGGGAGTGGCTGATTCTTTAAAAGTAAGAAAAATCCTAAATTGGGGTTGCCTAGATATAGGAATAGATGGGGTTAATGTATTTAATGGATGCAGTAACATGACTGTGGAAACTAATGATTTCCTTTCAGTAGATGAAGCTACTTCCCTAAATAGTATGTTCCTAAACTGTTTTATATTAAATGAATTTAATGGTATTAATGGTTTCAATACCGTAGCCTGTCTTGATATGGCTTATATGTTTTCGGGGTGCAAAAAGTTCAATCAATATATAGGGGATTGGAATACTTCGAATGTTATAGATATGAGTTCCATGTTTTATCTATGTTGGGAATATAACCAATATATAGGGGATTGGGATGTACGTAAAGTTAAATATATGGTTTCGATGTTTAACAATGCTTTAATATACAATCAATCTATAGAAAACTGGATTACTTCTGCTCTGTTAAGTACCTCTTATATGTTTATAAATGCTAGAAAGTATAATAAACCTATGGACCGTTGGGATATGTCAAAAAACCTCAACATTTCTTACATGTTTTATAGTGCGGTTGACTTTAACCAAAATTTAAATAGTTGGAATACTTCAGAAGTGGTTAATATGGAAGGTACCTTTGGGATAACTACAAAGTTTAATTCTTTAATAACAAAATGGATAACCTCAAAGGTAAATAATATGGGGGGAATGTTCGCTGGAGCTGCGATATTTGACATTTATATAGGAGGATGGGATACTGCTGAGGTTATAACAATGAGTAATATGTTTTTTGCTGCTCTTGAATTTAACCAAGACATAACTTTATGGAATACTATTAAAGTGGAGAGTATGGCTTATATGTTTTCCAATGCTTTAAAATTTAACCAAGATATAGGAATATGGAACACTCCCGCCTTAGAGAATACAAGCTTCATGTTTGCTTTTAATATAATATTTAATTATAGTTTAGGAAACTGGATCGTAACTTTACTAGAAAATGCTGAATCCATGTTTACAAGTAATTCATTATCCACTGTTAATTATAATTCTACATTGGTTGGTTGGGAATCTCAATCTGTATTAAAGAATGTCACCTTTCATGGTGGATCATCAACCCCATCAGGTAAGGGAATAACAGCTCGAGCCTCCTTAAGAAATGATCATTTTTGGACTATAGTTGATGGTGATGGTTAAGTTTGGTTTTTAGTTTAAAGGATTATATATTTAAAGTATAAATCCTATATTGATGTATTGGTTAGTAGAGACAGAGGAACAAGTAAAAAATTTTAAGTCTGAAGGGTATAAGGAAGGTTTTGTAGAAATTATTCCTTATAACTCATTCCAACATCCTATAACTAACTCTATTTCTCTAATTTATATAAGACCTTTAAATTCTACTAAGGGGTTTATATTTCCCATTAACCATAGTGAGGCTTTTTTACTGTCAGAAGAGATTCCAATCTCAATTTTAGAAACATTCTCAACCTTATATGTAAGAGATAAAAAGGAATTTTTACATTACATTATTCATCCTAAAATAATGGATTTAACCTTCCATAATATAAATTATAAATTAACTCTCCCCACAGTTTATAATTTCTTCCAAAGAAAATATGAAAATAAAAAGGACCTCAATTTAATAATCCCCATAGTAAAACATTATGAGTATTGTGAAAAAATCTATAACGATCTTAAACCCTATATAAAGTCACAACATAATACATTTTTAAATAATAAATCATCTGTAGTTTTTAACTTTATAGAAAAAAATGGAATTAAAATAGATCCTGTTAAATTTTCAAATATTTTTTACCCAACAGAAGAAAAACACATTTATACTAATTACAATTTAAAAACTACAACGGGCAGACCATCTAATTCTTTCAATAATATAAACTATGCGGCTTTAAACAAAAGTAACAAAAGCAGAGAAAGCTTCATCCCTCAAAACCAAAAATTTATAGAAATAGATATTAGTGCTTATCATCCAACAATACTTTCCAAAATAATAAATTATGATTTTAGAGGTAAAGATATTCATCAATATTTTGCGGATTTATATGAAGTGAGTTATGATAAAGCTAAAGAAATAACTTTCCAACAGTTATATGGTGGGGTCTTTGAAAAATATCAACATTTAAAATTCTTCCAAGAAGTAGATAAATATATTAATTCTACATGGGAAAAATTTGAAAAAGAAGGATTTATAGAATGTCCTATATCTAAAAAAAGATTTGAAAATTCTATTTTAAAAGATATGAATCCTCAAAAACTATTAAACTATATATTACAAGCTACAGAAACAGACCTTAATGTGATATTGTTATGGGATATGTCACAAATATTATACGATAAAACCACAAAATTAGTGCTTTATACGTATGACAGCTTTTTATTCGATACCCTTGATGAAGACAAAGAGGTAATCGATAAAATCAAAGATATTTTCATTAAACATAATCTTAAATTTAAGGTAAAGGAAGGGTATAATTATGATGAAATGCGTTAAAAAGGATTCATTATAGTTTGGCGGGGATAAAAGACTTTCGTATATTTAACATATAATAAATAAAACATAAATACGCTATGGATATAAAAGCAATAAAAACCAAATTAGATTCTTTGAACAATCAATCTACTGGAGGTTATGATAAAAACCTATTTTGGAAACCTACTCCAGGGAAAGAGGTTATAAGAGTCGTTCCTTCAAAATTCAACCCTAAAATGCCTTTCAAAGAAATGAAATTTTACTATGGGATTGAAAGTAAAAAAGTAATGGCTTCTCCTTTAAATTGGGGAGATAAAGATCCTATTTTTGAATTCGCTAAATCTTTAAGAAATAGTAATGATAAAGAAAATTGGAGACTAGCTAAAAAACTGGATGCTAAAGTAAGAACTTTTGTCCCCGTAATCATAAGAGGAGAAGAAGATAAAGGAGTTAAATTATGGCAGTTTGGAAAAGAAATCTATGAAGCTTTTCTTACAATGGCTGTTGATGATGAAATAGGAGACTATACTGACATAGTAAATGGTAGGGATATCAAGTTAAACACTGTAGGTCCAGAAATAACGGGTACCACTTATAATAAAACCACAATCTCACCATCCCTAAAAATGTCTCCTCTATCAGCTAAAAAAGAAGAAGTGGAAAAGTTCTTAGAAGAACAAACAGATCATTTGTCTGTATTTAAAGCTTACTCTTTTGACGAAATGAAAGCTTCTCTAGAAGAATGGTTACAACCTGATGAATATGATGATAGTGAATTAGTGACAGAAACAGCCCCCCCAACTAATTATAATCTTAAAAAGAAATCCTCTGATTCCGAAAAATTCAATTCTTTATTTAAAGGAAATGATGTGGAGGGAACACCAGAAGATGATCTACCCTTTTAATTTTTAAAAAATGGCTAAAAAACAATCACAAGATTTAAAAAAAGCTATTTCTTCAGAAATTAAAAATAAATTTAATTTAGATAGTTTTAAGAATAAGAAGGGTCTAGCTTCAAATTCCAAATTTAAAGAACAAACTTGGATCCCTCTTTCTGAAGCCTATCAAGAAATAACATCAACCCCAGGAATCCCTCAAGGGCAAATTAGTTTGCTCAGGGGTCATTCGGATACGGGAAAAACAACCGCCCTTTTAGAGGCGGCGGTGTCTGCCCAGAAAAGAAAAGTACTACCTGTATTTATTATTACGGAGATGAAGTGGAATTGGGAACATGCTATCCAAATGGGTCTCGAAGTAAATGAAGTAAAAGATCCTGATACTGGAGAAATTGTAGACTATACTGGGGATTTTATTTATATAGATAGAGAAAGTATAAATTCCATAGAGGATGTTGCTATCTTTATATTGGATTTGATAGATGAACAAAAGAAAGGAAATCTACCTTGGGATTTATTATTTCTTTGGGATTCAATAGGATCAGTTCCTTGTGAACTTTCTCTAAGATCTAACAAAAACAACAATGAATGGAATGCTGGAGCTATGTCTACTCAATTTGGGAACAATGTTAACCAAAGAATAGTACTATCTCGAAAGGAATCCTATCCTTACATAAACACCCTAGTCTGTATAAACAAAGTATGGACCGCTAAGGCTGAATCTCCTATGGGTAAACCTAAGCTGATGAATAAAGGAGGTTTTGCTATGTGGTTTGATGCTGCCTTTGTAGTTACTTTTGGAAATATATCAAATGCGGGTACTTCTAAAATAAAAGCTATCAAAAGCGGGAAACAGGTGGAATTCGCTAAAAGAGTAAATATCCAAATTGATAAGAATCACATAAATGGAGTTACTACTAGAGGTAAAATAGTAATGACCCCTCATGGTTTTATTTTAGATAATGAAAAATCCCTTAAAAAATATAAAGATGACAACTCTGAAACTTGGGCCGCTATCTTAGGTGGGGGAGATTTTAATATAGTGGAAGAGGATGATCAATATGATGATAATATAGATTCTTTTACTTCTGAACCTGAATAAATTGGCTTTACTATAAGAGTTTTATATATTTATCAATATACAAAACATTTTATGAACAAAAAAAATTTATTTAATCTCCTTAATAACGTTAAGGAAGAAGGAAAAGAGACTGTTGAAGGGAAAAGAGTTCTCATTATTGATGGTTTGAATTTATTTTTCAGGAATTTTGCAGTATTAAATATGGTAAACCCTCAAGGTTCTCATATAGGAGGTCTTGGGGGTTTTTTTAGGTCTTTAGGGTTTCTGATAAAAACTATGGACCCGTATGAGGTCTATGTAGTTTTTGATGGTTTAGATTCCTCTAAAAGCAGAAAAAATTTAATATCTGAATATAAATCAGGAAGAGATACTATGAGAGTTAATACTTTTGTATTTGATGATCGAGATGAGGAAAACGATTCCAAAATAGACCAAATAGTAAGAATAACACATTATTTAAAAACCCTCCCAGTGAAAACTATAATAATAGATAAAGTTGAAGCTGATGATGTTATAGCATTCCTAAGTACCAACCTCCCTAAAAAACCAAAGGATAAAATATTCATAGTTTCCTCAGACCAAGATTTCCTCCAACTTATAAATTCAAATGTCACAGTCTATAGACCTATAGAGAAAGAATTCTATACTAAGGAATCTGTAAAAGATAAATTTAATGTTTACCCTGAAAATTTTCTTATATATAAAACATTAATGGGGGATACCTCTGATAAACTAAAAGGAGTTAAAGGTTTAGGTCCTAAAAAACTATTTAAACTCTTTCCTACATTAACCTCAAAGAAGACAACATTAGAGGATATATGTTCTATATGTGAATCTAATATAAAGGATCATATCATTTATCCTAAAATATTAAAAACAATAACAGAGTTAGAAAAAAGTCATAAAGTTATGGATTTATCAAAACCTATGTTAAGTTTACAAGATGAAGATTATTTAAATGAAATTATTAAAAATAAAAAATTAAATTATGACCCTGAACAATTTTTACAGTTTTATAAAAAAGACCAATTAGGTAATATTATTAATAATGTAGATTTATGGATTAAAACAACCTTTGAAAAAATAAAAAATAAATGACTCTTTCCAATATACAAGCTTATGGGCCCTCATTCCAAATCAAAGTTATATCATCTTTGTTAACCCATAAAGATTTTTTAAATAATATATATGATATAGTTAGACCTGAAGACTGGGACAATCCCGCCCACTCTTGGATAATAGAAAAAATATTGAAATATTATGAGGATTATCATAATACAATATCAATGGAGATATTAAAAGTAGAACTCCAAAAAATCCCTAATGATATATTAAAAATCTCAGTTAAAGAACAATTAAGGTTGGCTTACGAAACTAGTAAAGATGATTTAGATTATGTAAAGAAAGAATTTTCTACTTTTTGTAAGAACCAACAACTGAAATCAGCTTTAATAGAAAGTGTAGATTTATTATCTAATGGGGAATATGATTCTATAAGGCATATAGTAGATAAAGCCCTGAAAGCGGGAGCTGATAGGAGTGTAGGACATGAATATGAGAAAGATGTAGAAGCTAGATTTAGAGAAAACTCTAGAAAGGCAATTCCTTTTCCCTGGGACTCCTTTAATAACATAACTCAAGGAGGTTATGGGGGTGGAGATTTAGTATTAATATTTGGTAATCCTAAAGGAGGAAAATCATGGGCGGTAGTAGCCATGGCCGCCGAAGCCTTGAAAGCCGGATATAACGGAGTATATTATTCTCTAGAATTAGGTGAAGAATATGTAGGTAGAAGAATGGACGCCTGTTTAGCAGAAATTCCTGTAGACGATTTAGGACAACATAGAGAAAAAATAGAAATGATAGCTGATTCCTTACCTGGAAGATTAGTAATCAAATCATACTCACCAAAAAGAGCTTCATTAAGTACTATAGAAGCCCACTTAAATAGTTTAGATTTCAAACCAGACTTCATTATAATAGATTATCTAGATTTATTAAAAGGAAGACAAATTAGAGGTGAAAGAAAAGATGAAATAGATGACATATTTACAGACGCTAAAGGATTAGCTAAAGAACTAAACATTCCTATAATATCACCATCACAAGCAAACAGATCAGGAGCAGATAAAGCTATCTTAGAAAGTACTCACATTGCAGGCAGTTTTGATAAATTAATGATAGGAGATATAATAATATCACTATCAAGAGGGAGAAAAGATAGACTTGATGGTACAGGTAGGTGGCACTTTATGGGAAACAGATATGGTAAAGATGGATGTACTTTCTATTCTCCTTATATAGATACATCAATGGGCAAGTTTGAAATCGAAGAAGATGAAATGGATGAAGAGGAATTAGAATACGCTCAAAAGACCCAAACTACAGATATAGAAAAATCTGAGAAAAAGAAATTACGTGAAAAGTTTTTTGAATTAGGTATGAATAAATAAAATTATATATTTATAATTACGCCCAAAAATTAACAATACAAGATTATATGTCAAAAGGAAAAGAATTTTTATCTCAACTAAAACTATACACCGATTATTTAAAATGGGATGAATCCCTAAATCGTTATGAAACATGGAATGAAGCGGTTGAAGGAGTATTAAACACCCATACCATGAAATATGGGGATAAAATACAACCCTATCTTGATGAAGTTATGGAATCATATAAAGAAAAAGAATTCCTAGCTTCTCAAAGAAATCTCCAATTTAGAGGGAAACATTTACTAAAAAACCATGCTAGGATGTATAACTGTTGTGTTACATATGCCTACTCTCCAGATATTTTTAATAAAGGATTTTTCGTTCTTTTAGCAGGTACAGGGTTGGGAATATCTCTAAAAAATAAATATGTAAGTTTATTACCTCCATTAGTAAAAAGAGACTCAAAAGAAGCTAAACAGCATATAGTAGAAGACTCAGTGGAGGGGTGGTCTGAAGCTTGTAAAGTACTAATATCTTCCTTTTGTTCCCATCCATCATTATATGAAGAATATTTTGGGTATCAAATAAAATTTGATTACTCTCTAGTAAGACCCAAAGGGTCTTTGATTTCTGGAGGGTTTAAAGCCCCAGGACCCGAAGGGTTAAAACAAGCTTTAGAAAAAATAGAAAATTTAATAAATTCTGCTTTAGGAGACAAACTTCAAATTCCCTTTAAATCTATACTAATATATGATATCTTTATGCATTTATCAGATGCGGTGTTGTCAGGTGGAGTAAGAAGAAGTGCTATGAATATAATAATGGATCAAGACGATACTGATCTAATAAACGCTAAAACGGGAACATGGTATATAGATAACCCTCAAAGAGCTAGAAGTAATAATTCTGTGGGTCTTCTTAGAGGTAAGTTCTCGAAAGAGGAATTTTTAAATCTAGTTGAAATTAATCAAGGAGATAGTGATTTAGGTTTTGTTTTCATGTCTCATGAAGATGATATGTTTAATCCATGTTTTGAAATCCAATTCAATTTTTATACCAAAATAAAAAACCTAAACGAATCAGTTTTCCAGTTTTGCAATTTAAATGAAATAGATGCCCTCTCATGTTCTAACAAAACCAACAACAAGTTTAATGAAGAAACATTTTACAAAATTTGCAGAAATGCTTCTATTGTTGGGACTTTACAGGCCGGATATACTTCATTCCTTTACTTAGGAAAAGAAACAGAAGAAATAGTAGCTGGAGAGGCTTTATTAGGAGTTTCTATAACGGGGTGGATGGCTCGACCAGAACTTTTTAATAAGGAAATATTAATTAAAGGGGCTCAAATAGTAAAAGATACTAATAAGGAAGTTGCTGAATTTTTAGGAATTAACCAAGCGGCTAGATGTACAACAGTAAAACCATCGGGTAATGCTTCTGTGATTTTAAAATCTCCCTCAGGAATCCATCCCGAACATTCCCAAAATTATTTTAGAATAATGCAGTTAAATAAGGACAGTGAGACGGCTAAATATTTAGAAATACATAATCCCGAAATGTTAGAAGAATCCTCTTGGTCTGCTACAAACACCGATTATGTTGTATATTGTCCTTTTGAAAATCCTAAAGGTACCTTATATAAAAGTGAAATGATGGGGGTAAAACATCTAGAACTGATCCGCTTAGTCCAAAATTCCTGGATTAAAGGAGGAAAAAATAAAGAGCTATGTTATTTACCAGAAACTTCCCATAATGTATCTAATACTATAATCATTGATGATATGAATGAAATGACAGATTATATCTTTAAACATCAAAATGAATTCGCTGCCGTATCTTTCTTACCCCAAACAGGGGATAAAGATTATGCTCAAGCCCCATTTACTTCAGTACTTACTACTCAAGAGCTAGTTAATAAATATGGAGATGGGGTGATTTTTATGGCAGGGTTAATTGTGGATGGTTTACATTATTTTAATGATAATTTATGGAAAGCTACACAACACGTCCAAGATAAAAATATGACGATAGAAGGTTCTAGAACCCAAGTCCTTCTTAAAAAAGATTGGATAAGAAGAGTAAAGAAATTTGCTTCTAATTATTTCAAAAAAGATTTAGAAAAAACTATATATTGTATGAAGGATGTTCATCTATGGCATAAATGGAATCAAATAACCCAAAACATATCTTTAATAGATTACACTTCAGTATTAACTAAACCTTCATATGCTGATATTGATACTATGGGAAGTATTGCATGTCAAGGATCCTCATGTGAAGTAATATGATAGAATATACTTATTTAGGAAAACCTTGTTGGGTTTACACTTTATACCTAACTCAAAAATTACATATGTATAATAAAATAAAATAAAATGGACAATTTCGATTTAAAAAAATACTTAGTGGAAGGAAAGCTATTAAAAGAAGACAAAAGTGCAACTATTTTAAGTAATCAAATCTTGGATTTTTTAGAATCAAATAAAGTAATTACATCTAATGATGCTCAAAGGATACATAAAGAGCTTACTAAATTTTTAGAAGACAAGAATAATATTAAACAACCTGATAATGTAGGAGGTTCTGCGTTAACTGAAATAGATTATGATGGGGTTTTAGATTTAAGAGGAGAAAAAAGAGAATTAGAAGATGAAATTGAACAGCTGTTCATTGATATGGAGCAGGAAGCTGAACCCGAAGGAGGAGAAATAGCTAATAGATATGGTAACGAATTAAATGATTTAGAAGCTCGTTTATATAAGTTCAAAAACAACTGGATCATTACGATATGAATGAATCTAAATCCACAAATTAAAACAAAAATAAAATGAACAATTTCGATTTAAAAAAGTATTTAGCTGAAGGTAGGCTATTAAAAGAAAATGCACCGGGATACGACACCCGAAAACAAGGTGAAGCTTTACCAACATTAGAAAATGTTAAAGCAGCTTACGAAGCTAAAAACAAAATTAAAGAAAACATAGATGATTACATTGTAGATCAAAATTCTAAATATCTTACTGATCAGATTGAGGATGATATGATGAATAGTGAATTTGAAAGTAAAGAAGATATTAACCTATTTATAGATAGCATCATTGAGGGGGTTAACAAATTAAGAGATAAAAAACTTAAAGAGTTCGGTGGTGATAAGTCAGATGATTTCATCAACCCTGGAAATACCATTGGACGAGATAAAGAAAGAGATGAAGAATTTCTTAATATAAAAGAAGATAGTGGAGACATTGAAAAATTAAAAGCTGCATATAAAGAATTATATCTTAAATACCCAAATAATGCTAAAAGGGCAGGATTTGAACATAAGAGTTTTTTAGATAATGATCGATATGAAGAATTATATTTCCATTCAGATTGGCCTAGAGAATTTAGACATGAAGATGAATATGATGGTATGGCCCACAAATACCAACAAATCATAAGAGATGTTGAAGATTGGGAGGGGGAAGTAGACAAATTGTTTACTAAGTTTAATGTTCCTTTTAACTCACATGCCGGTTAAAAATAAAATAAAATAAAATGGACAATTTCGATTTAAAAAAGTACTTAGTAGAAGGGAAGCTATTAAAAGAGGAAAACAAACCAGAACCTAAATTCAAAATTGGTGATAAAGTTACAACAACACCCCAATCAGGTCTAGGTAAAGGTTTTAAGGGTATTATTTGGGATGTTTACATGAATGAACCTGAAAATCTAGAAATAAAAGATGGTGAGTATGTTTATGTTGTTGAACATGATAATTATAGAGGAAATATGGTAATGAGTTATAGAGTAAAAGAATCAGATTTAATAAATATAGTATAAATAAAATAAAATGGACAATTTCGATTTAAAAAAGTACTTAGTGGAAGGAAAGCTATTAAAAGAAAATATGGATCTTGAAATCTACGACCAATCCGTAGAATTAACAGCTGATTCTGGTGATTATAATGGTGAAATAAAAGATGGTAAAGTATCATTTTCAGTAGTATATGATGATGAAGATGATAGAGATGGAATGGAATTTGATGAAGATAACTGGAAAGATATATTAGGTCTAGATCATGCATTCACAAAAATATCAAGTCAAATACCTACTGAAGTTGAAGCATTAGGTGATTATGTTATGATTACCGTAGATTTAGAAGATCTTAAAGGAATGATTGGTAGGGAAAATGAGGATTTTAAAGATTCAGAAGAGGGTGAATATCAAGCTTCATTAGATAGACTTAGAACAATTGATAGGCCTTAATTACATCTAATGATGCTCAAAGGATACATAAAGAGCTTACTAAATTTTTAGAAGACAAGAATAATATCCAATAAGCAGGTAATACAATAGGTGAAGGTGTTTGGGGGTATAAAATAAGAAACACATAAAATAATTGAAGTATAATGGAAGAACTAAACACATTTAGAAAATATTTAAATGAGAACCAAAATCAATTTCAAGTTGTTTTTTATGGTAATGGTGAAGAGGCTAAGTACTCCCAAATCTTTAATTCTAAAAGGGAATCTATATCGTTTGCTAATGGACAAGAATGGGATGAACAAGTAGAAGTATATAAAGATGGAGATTATAGATATGAAACCAAATATCATTATCATAACCCAGAGGATGAGGAAAATTATAATGAATATGAAATAATAGAGTTAAGCTAAAATCTGACAAAACATATTAAAATAAATTATATTCCTAATCTCAGGAATCTTATTAGGATTTTTTAAAATGTATTTCCTTTCAGGAGTTGCTATAGGAATCTTTTTAGGACTCAATAAAGATATATTTAAACCATCAAACGATGAAACAACACCAACCAACCCCTCCATCTAAATGGAATAGTACTCGATTAGTTATAGCCCTTACTTGTATATTATATATAGGTTGGGTAACTTACATAGCAGAATATAAAGACTGGCCAGAAGTGATCCACACCGCTTTATATGCTATAGCAGCTATAGGGGGAGGGTATATAGGTTTAAATACTTTTAGTCGTGGGGGTATGATGGGAGGAGGAGTAATGAATGCTTTAGGAGGAATGGGGGGTCAAGCTATAAACATAGTCAACCAAACTAGATATAAAAACGAAACCCCGGGATTTGAGGATGAATCTGACCCTGAAGATATCCCACTATAAAAACTAAAAACCAAAACAATCAAATCAGTAAGAATAGATAACCAATAAAAAATAAATTATGCCTATAAATTTCGGAAGACCTATAAATCGTATAGTACTTCATTGTACCGCTACTTCCCAAAAGGCTACAGTAGATAGTATCATAAACTATTGGTCTAAGGTTCTAAAATGGAAGCATGTAGGATATCATTATATAATAGGAGTAAATGGGGAAAGACATATCTTATCTAATTTAAAATCCCCAACAAATGGGGTTAAAAATTATAATTGGGATTCAGTTCATATTTCATATATAGGGGGGGCTAGAGGAGATGATAGAACTGACGCTCAAAAAGCAGAATTAGAAAATCTTCTTTTAGAATTGGTTTCACCAGATATTTTAGGTATATTACCTGTTGTAGGTCATAGGGATTTATCCCCAGACCTAGATAGAAACGGAATTATAACCCCAAATGAATGGGTTAAGTTATGTCCTTCATTTGATGTTAATAAATGGTTAAAGGAAATTAATTTTTATAACAAGATAATAAAATGACAAGTAATAATTGGTATTATAAAATACCCATTGAAATACGGTTAATAATTATAGGGATTATAATCTTTACAGGATGGTCATATTTATCTCCCAAACCTCAATCCTCAAAACTTCAAGACCAAATCCAAGAACTGAATAATCAGATAGAAATAAATTCTAAATGGATATATGAAGTTGATAGTATATTAAAAACTTCAGAGGATTTATCTATTTCTGTCAAAGACCAAAACTCCGAAATACAATCTTCAATTAAACAAACTCAAAAGAAAAGAAATGACATTCTTAAGAAAGATATTAATAACATTGGTTCTTATTCTGATAGGGAACGTGACGCTCTTTGGGCAAAAATCTCAACTTCTCCCAACTACACCCTTACCCCAAAGGAATGATACTATAGGGGCTATAGTAATAAATTACTACCCTATAGATTATTCTCTCATGCCAGAAAGAATTACCTTAAATGGACGGAAGATGGTTGTCTTTACCCCCCTTCAAGAAGAACAACTTTTGATAAACCAAGGATATTCTGAATATTACAAAGGAAGTTTATTAGAATTTGTAGAAGCTAACAGTAAAAATATAGCCCTTATAGATACCCTCTTAGGTAATACTGAAGTATTAGAAAATTATTTACTATATGGTTCTAAATATCTTAAGAACACTCAATCGGGGTGGGTTAAAGGAATAGAACTTGCCGAAAAATTTGACAAGAAAAACAAAAACAAAAATATAACCATAGTTCTCATAGGAACAGGAAGTTTCCTAGTAGGAACTTATTGTGGTATTAAAATATACCAATTAATACAAACCCCATAATGAAAAAGTATATATTACCAATTCTAATTCTTCTCTCAGGTTTATCTATCTCCATTTCTGCTGCCTTATATTCAGTTATAGGTCTTTCTAAACTGTTTGCCGGTGCCTCTCTTACAGTAATGATAATGGCTGGATCTCTTGAATTCTCAAAACTTGTAGCAGCTTCCCTCTTATACACTTACAGAAAAACCATTCCTTCATTTTTAAAATATTATTTAATAATGGCTACTGTAATATTAATGGGAATCACCTCTATAGGCATCTATGGATATCTTAGTAGTGCTTACCAGGAGGTAGCAAATAAGGATCAAAATGTAGATTTCCAAATAGAACTTTTAGAAAACAAAAAAGAAAATTTTCAATCTCAATTAGTATTATATACCCAAGAAAAAACCTCAATAGATGAAGGTGTATCTTCTTTAAGAGGGGGGTTATCAAACAATAAAATCCAATATAAGGATAAACAAGGAAATATAATAAATACTACTTCAAGTTCAACAAGGACATCATTAGAAAAACAGTTAACTCAATCTTTTGAAAGGCAATCTCAACTTAATATCAAGATAGATGAAATAAATTCTGAAATATTTTCTTTGAATTCTCAAGTTATGGATATTAAAACTAATAATGGAATAACCTCAGAATTAGGCCCCCTAAAATATTTAGCAGAATTAACAGGGATGGGGATGAACCAAGTTATAAACTGGTTGTTATTAATTATAATATTTGTGTTTGACCCTCTAGCCATTGCTTTAATATTAGCGGCTAACTTTGCCTTCTCCCAAATTAAAATTAAAACAAACTTGCAGGGAGAGGAGATAATAACCCCTCCTACCTCAACAGACCCCCCCCTCCTAAAAAAAAAACCTAAACCTGAACCCCCAACTATAACCCCTAAAAAAGTAAAGGAAGAGGAATATATAGATCCTTCTTTATCGGGTTGGAGGAAAAATAAAATCGCTAGAGAAAAATCCAAAAAGGATGATTTCTCTTCAGGTAAAACCTACAACTAAAAAATGTTTGGCCTTCCAGGATAAGGATGTTATATTTATATTATAAATAAATTATGAGTTTCAAAAACTACATATATTATTCCCGGAATGATAGCAAACGAGAGCCTATTGACTCTTGTAATGCCTCTAACTATTTAGATGCTGAGAGGATCTTTATGGAAAGGAAAAAATTAGGAGTGAAAATCTTTAACAAACTTTTTGAAATAAAACTTAAACAATGATTGAATTTATGATGCATTTTCTAGGAATATGTGGGGAATCTCACCCTAATGTTTTGGTATTTCTTTTTGGGGAAATGGGGATTGATTTTAATATGATGTTAATGAATATCAAAGCTGTCTATTTTAAATTTAAAAAAGATGACTAATAATTTTGAACTAATAGAACCATTACTTAATTTTTCGGATGTTAACGATTTCTATATAATTGAACTTATTCAGAGAAGGAAGGAAAATCCTTCAATCTCAAGAAATCTGAATATTATCAAGAAATACAATATAACTTCACTTGAGAAATTGAAGGAATGTATGGAAGAAATCATCATATTTTGTAATGTTTCAAATTGTAGAGCCTATATAAGACTCAACAGAAGAAACTTCAAGGATTTATCCCTAGAGGTTATGGTTAAAACAACAGAACTAATAAGAGATGGTCAATACAAAGCTCTTAGGAAAGTCCATGACAAAGTTGCAGGCAACCATCATTCAGAGAAGGTTAGAAAATGGATAGTTGATATTGATGAACCTGCTGATGTATTGAGAGCATCCACAATCATAGAGTATATCGAAACACTTGGTGGTGAAGTCTATGTTGAAATACCATCATTAAACGGCATCCATATAATAACCTCTCCATTTAGGGTAGATTATTTCAAAAAAACATACCCCGATATTGAGATTCATAAAGACAACCCAACAAATTTATACATACCATGAAAATATCCCATGAAGTTCCAAGATGCCTCCTTGAAGAAAGCAAAAAATTTAATGACTATCAATATGCTTTAGTCCATCTCTTAGAAAAAGATAAGGAATATGAACAACATTTCCTCCAATGTAAAGAAGAAGGAATCCCTATATATTTAGATAATAGTCTACACGAGTTAGGAACAGCGGTAGGGGGAGATATTTTATTGAAATGGATAGAAAAACTAAAACCAGAACATGTTTTTGTTCCTGATGTATGGGGAAACGCTAATGAGACTCTAAAAAATGCTTTAGAATGGAGCAGAAAAGCCTACCCTGTAGAAACAACTCCTATAGCTATAATTCAAGCCAATACTTTAAATGAGGCTGAGATTTGTTACCAAGAATATAAAAAAGTGGGATATGAGAAAATAGCATTCCCTTATGGTAGTTCTTATTATAACAGTCTATTTCCTCATGCTAATAGATCGATAGGAGGGGTTTTAGGGAGAAATTATCTTCTTAATAGGTTGTATTTAAATGGTACTATAAAAAAAGGAGATAGGATTCACCTTTTAGGAACATATTGTGCTTTTGAATTTGGTTTATATAGGGGTGTTGAATATAATATTGAAAGTATAGATACTTCCAACCCTATTATGGCTTCCATAGAGGGATTAATTTATGGTCCTATGGGTTTATTTAAAAAACCTTTATCTAATTTAAACCTAAGTTTTGAAATTGATAAAAATGATATTAATTTACCATTATTATATCATAATATAGATCTTTTTAAACAAATAATAAGATGAGATTAAACAGAAAAGAATTTACACGAACAATGCATCCTTATGTTAAAAAAATAATATATTCAAACTCTCGAAGAATGGGTTGGATAGATTTGGAATGGGAAAATATTATATATATATTAGCAGATAATAGACACCTATTAACCCTAGAAGAGGAAGAATTAATAAAAAAAATATCCGACAGATTATGAATACTGAAAATTTATGGTGGGGTTATATTCATAAAAATGGTAGTATACAAACCAAAAGATACCTTGACAAAAGAGACTTAGAAGAGGCTTATGAATCTCCTTTTGTTTGGAGAGTTATAGAACCCTTCCTATCTAAAGATAGGGAAGAGGCTTTAGAAATAATTTCAAACAAATCCAAAATATGAAAAAGAAAAATGTAGTACTTTCACTCTCCGGAGGGATGGATTCTAGCACCTTGTTACTTAGATGTTTAAATGAATATGAAAATATAGTTTGTGTTTCATTTGACTATGGTCAAAAACATAAAGAGGAATTAAATAAAGCTAGGGAACTAGTAGAATATTTAAATTTGAATCCTCATAGGAGTTTTATTACACCTTCAAAAGTAACAATCAACTATCCTCAAACTAAACATCGTGTAATAGAATTAAAAGGCCTATCCGAACTTTTGGTTAGTGGGTTAATAGAAGGAGGAACAGAAGTACCAGAAGGTCATTATGAACAGTCTAACATGAAAGAAACTGTTGTTCCTAACCGAAATAAATTATTCTCATCTATAATACAATCTATAGCTTTATCCATAGCTAATGAAACGGAAGAATGTTGTGATATAGCAATGGGGATCCATGCTGGAGATTTTAATATATACCCAGACTGTAGACCTGAATTCAGAGATGCAGACCAAAAAGCTTTCAGATTAGGAAACTGGAATTGGGAAAACGTAAAATATTTTACCCCTTATCTTGAAGGGATGAAAATAGATATCTTAAAGGATGGTGTTAGGTTATGTGAAGAATTAGGTTTAAAATTCAAAGAAATTTATAAAAGAACTATAACCTCTTATAAACTAATAACAATAGAAGGGAAAGTTTATAGTGACTATAAATCCGCTTCTAGTGTCGAGAGGATTGAAGCTTTTATAAAATTAGATAAAAAAGACCCAACACTTTATGCCGACCAAAATGGACCGGTTAAATGGGAAACTGCAAAGAACCATGTGATGGAAGTTCTTAAGAACCACCTTCAAGAAAAAACTTTTAAAATGTTTAAAAAAATATATGAGTAAGATTAACATCAAACCTTCTAATGACCCTCTAAAAGGTTCTGTTCCTTCACCATCTCCAACTAAAAAATCAGATCTATCTCTAAAACCTATAAATCTTCATACTTATGAGGTGGTTTATGAAAACAGAAAAACCCTTTGTGAGTTTGTAATGGATGTTGATGGGTTCTATTATGCGAGGGGCTTAAATAGTGGTTATTGGACTGAACATAACTTGCTATTAGTAGCAAATGAGTTAACTCGTATAAATAGACCTTGGAATGAAAAGATTAGAAAGGAGTTTGATAAAAAGATGAAAAATGAACCTGAAATTTTTAAAGGATTTTGAATAAACTAGACAAACAATATCTAGATTTAGTAGAACATATTCTATTGAATGGTTACGATAAATCAGATAGGACGGGGACCGGAACTTCCAGCATATTTGGTATGCATATAACACATAACATGAAAGATGGATTTCCTATACTTACAACAAAGGAAATCAATTTTGAGAACATTGTATCAGAACTTATTTGGTTTTTGAGAGGTGACACGAACATTAAATACTTGGTGGAGAATGGGAATAATATTTGGGTGGGGAATTGCTTCTCTAATTATCTAAAGGATGGTAAACCACTTACTAGAAAAGAATTTATACATGAGATAAAAACTAATATCGAATTCGCAAAGAAGTGGGGGGAACTAGGTCCCATATATGGTAAACAATGGAGGAATTGGAATATACGTTTTGACACAAACCATCCTGCCATTCAAAATAAAGCGTATTCCCTTACAATAAAGGATTCAATAGATCAGATCTCCGACATAATACACGAACTAAGAACCAATCCAGATTCTCGTAGGATGTTAGTATCGGCATGGAACCCCGCGGATTTACCCGTAACAGATAATAGAACATCTGATGAACTTTATCAAATATATTTAAAAGATTTTACCCAATCAAAAAAGCAATAAATTTTAAAAATATAAAATATATGAAGCCTTTAAATAAAGAAGCATTCTTAAAAGAATTAAAATGTAATATTAAATTTAACAAAAGGTATGGATTAAAAAATATAACTGAAGGTAAGCAAGTATTACCACCATGCCATTATGGATTTCAAGTTTATACAAGAAAATTGTCTATGGGTGAGCGAAGAAATTGGTGCCTACAAAACAATGTCATTTTAGAACATTTAGAAGCTGGTTTAGAGAATGAAGAAGACGATATGAGAGCTAACCGTGTCCCAACAAGAGCAATCTCCTTAATATGGAATCAAAGATCAGTTGATGTTGGGTTGGGTTTACCCTATAACATAGCTTCATATGGTTTATTATTATCAATAATTGCAAAAGAAGTTAATATGGTCCCTGATATGTTGGTTGGCAGTTTAGGAGATACTCATATCTATAACAATCATAAAGATGGACTTAAAGAACAATTAACTAGGGAACCATACGATTTACCAACACTTGTTATAAATGATGAATTCTGGAACCCAGATAGAAAAGGAGTTGAATTTATTAATAACCTAGAAATAAGCGATTTTTACCTAAACGGATATGAAAACCATCCAAACATAAAACTGAAACTAAGTAATTGAAAATTATGGAAAACGATAAAGAAAAAGAAATATCTTCACGAGCTTTTAAAAGATAAATTGGCTTAATACCTTATATTAATTATATTAAAATATAATGAAAAAATATTATACTTTACGTCAGATTGGTGTTTACCATGCAAAACCTTAAGCCCCATCAGGGATTCTCTTTCCAATCAAATATCATTTACAAGAGTAGATGTAGATCTAGAAAGTCAATTACGTGTAAAATATCACGTTAAAAATATTCCATGTTTAATCCTATTAAAAGATGGAGTAGAAATTCAAAGAACTATAGGAATGTTAAATAAAGAACAAATATTAAATTTTGATGATTTAAAAGATAGAGTAAACACAATAACTTATATGTCCGCTACTCCATCAAAATTTGAATTAGAAAATAGTGAATATATTTCGGAATTATTAACCCGTCCTAATAATATAGTAGATCCTAAATTAACTCTTAAGGAGGGGGATTATTTTGGAAGTAATGTTATGATTAATGATATTAAAAATATAGTAAAAAAAGGTGAAACTGTTTTTATAAACTGTATATCTAGAAGATCAGTTAATGATATTCATATTTTACTCTCATACAATAATATTGATAGTGAAGTTATACATTTCAAAATAAAACAAAATAAACGTAAAGAGATTTTAAGAGATTTACGTAGTGGTAAAATTAATGTTATTATTGGTATTAATATGTTACGTGAGGGGATTGATGTAAAACAATGTTCCTTAGTTATTGTTGAGCAAGCTAGTAGAAATAATTTTCTACGTACTAAATCATGTTTAATTCAAGTATCAGGTAGAGCTGCTAGAAATACAAATGGAGAAGTTTTTATGTGTTGTAATCATATATCATCTTCATTAGAGGGAGCAATTGAAGAGATTGAATATAGGAGGGAAAAACAATTAAGTTTAATAGGTAGTATTTAAAAATTAGTATTTTTTATTGAAGTGGGTAACTATTTAGTGAATTTTTGTTTGATAAAATCTAACAGTAATACACCGGAAGATTGACTACCTCAAATAGGGTTCGTATCTTCATAGGGTAAGAGGGGTTAGAAGCCCAATTGATAATTAAAAAATAAAAGTTATGGAAAGATTTAAAGTATTAGAAGTAAAAAATGTAATAGAAGAAGTAAAGGGACATTTTAATTGTACACATTCTAGTTATGTTGAAAGTTGTGTTGTTCAGAATTTATTAACTAAAGAGATTATAGAATGTGATAATAAAAGTGATGGTTTGAAAAATAAAATTTTACATTTTATTGATAATGGAGATTGTATTGTAGGTGATGAATTTATTATTAGGGATTAAGTAAATAAAAGAAAATGAAAAATATATTACTGGAAAAATTAAACACTAAAATCTCAGATGATTTAGGTGTTGAGAAACTTAAGATTAAATACGAGGTATCTACAAGGGAGGTTTGGTTACTCGGATTATCTTTCGTACATTTATAGTATATTTTAAAATAATAAAAATAATAAAAATAATAAAAATAATAAAAATAATAAAAATAATAAAA